AAGGGCAAGATGATGCTCAAGCTGCGCCAGCGCGGCCACCTGCGGCAAAAATTCATCGGCGACGGCGTGCGCGTCGGCTTTTTTGGGCGTGACGGCTATCTGGCCAACGTCCATCATTACGGTAAGTACCAGCAACTGCGCTACGGCATCGCCCAATACCCGCGCCGCGAACTGCTCGGCATCAATGAGGCTGATCAGGCAATGATCCGCGACAGCCTGCTCCGCCACCTACACATGATTACCAACCCATGAGTTTTTCCCGCGCCGACCATCACCGGCAAACCAACAACGTGCTGCGCATCGCCACCGTCGCCGCAATCGACTGGGAGACGCGGCAATTCCGCGCGCAGACCGGCGACATCACCACCAACTGGCTGCCATTCCCGGCGTGGATATCGCATAACTACCGCCATTGGCTGCCACTGCGCGAGGGCGCACAAATCATCCTCACCGTGGACGGCGGCGACTACAACACCGCCATCATCGCCGGGATGCTGTGGTCGGATGACGTCCCCGCGCCGGACATCCCGGTCGATGACCGTCCGTGGATTGACCGCCTCGAATTTGAGGACGGCACCCGCGTTGAGTACGACAGCAAACGGCAAAAGCTGCTAATCGACACGCCCGGCGAAATCACCCTACGCGCGAAGGCGGTCAAAATCGAATCCAGAACTCTCACCCACAACGGCACCAACGTTGGCGACACTCATACCCACCCCGGTGTCATGCCCGGCGGAGCCAGTACAGGTACACCGCAATGACCACACCCGACACCCGCCCCGGCAACGCCGCCCTTGCCGAAACTGACATGAGCCGCGACAGCGGTCGGCCCGTTGCTGACAAACTCGCCGCCATCCGCCAATCACTGCACGACATATTCACGACGCCCATCGGCTCGCGCATCCAGCGGCGCGAATACGGCAGCTACCTCTTTGCCCTCATCGACGCGCCGATGAATCCGGCCAACCGCCTGCGCCTTGCCGCCGCGCTGGTCGATGCTGCAACGCGCTGGGAGCCGCGCGTCACCTTGGAGAGCGCGATTATCGAGGTCAGCATGGACGGCAAGACCGTCCTCAACTACCGCGCTCGCCTGCTCGATGACGCCGAGTTGCAGGCGCAATCTGTCCTCAACTGATCCCGCCACAACCAATTTCCCATAGGCGGCACGTATGGGAATCCGGCGCTCGCCCGCACGCCATCGCGTTGCGACAATGCGGGCATGAGCGCAACAACCCCTGAAATCCCCAACGTCATCGAAGCCCTCGATTACGAAACCATCCTCACCCGCCGCAAGGCGGCATTTGTTGCGCGCTGGCCGCAAGACCAGCAACAGGCATGGCGCGACACCCTCGCCCTCGAATCCTCACCCGTTACCAAACTCCTCGAAGAAAACGCCTACCTCGAACTGCTGCTGCGCGCGCGCATCAATGACGCCGCCGCCAGCAACCTGCTCGCCTTTGCCCGCGACCGTGACCTCGACCGCCTCGCCGATTTTTACGGACTGGAGCGCCGCACGGGCGAGAGCGACGACGCTTTCCGCGCGCGTACCCGAGAGCGCATCCGGGGCGCATCCACCGCCGGGCCTGCCGCGCATTACCGCTGGCACGCCCTCTCTGCCGACCCGCAAATCAAGGATGCCCATGTGGACAGCCCGCGCCCCGGACTGGTACGCATCAGCATCACCAGCCACAGCGGCAGCGTGGACGACGACCTGCTCGCTCGTGCGCGTGATTACCTCAACCGCAACGACATCCGCGTCCTCACCGATACCCTCGACATCCGCGCCGCCACCGTCAAAACCATCGACGTCGCCGCCACCATTTGGCTGCTGCCCGACGGCAATGCCGACCTCATCAACACCCTGCCCGACATCTTGCGCGCCGCCGTTGGCAGCCAGCTCGGACTGGGGCGCGACCTCACGCGCAGTTGGCTCATCCGCACCCTGCACGCGGACGGCGTGCAACGGGTCATCCTCACCACCCCGGCGCAAGACGTGGTCATCGCCGCCGACGAAGCAGCCGCCATCGGCGCGGTCAAACTCACCCTCGGCGGGCGGGATTACTGATGCGCACCGACCTTTTGCCGCCGAACAGCACCGCGCTGGAGCAAGCACTGGCGCAGATTGGCGCGGGCATCCTTGAGCTGGGCGACGACGATGCCATCCGTGGCCGCAAATTCAATCCGCCGGACAACTGGCTCGATGCCCTTATCTACGAGTACGCCCTCGGCGAGATTACCCCTTACATCCACGACAAGCGCCAGCTCATCCGCGAGGGTATCCGCTGGAGCCGTTGCCGTGGCACACCGCAGTCGCTGCACCTCGCTTTCGCGTGGGTCGGCTTGTCTGCCGACATCATTGAGTCCGGGCCATCCGCCGAGCGCAATGACCCCAGCGCGCCCTACCAGCCGCACCGCCACTTCGCCGAGTACGACCTGCACCCGCACGGCGTCCTCACCCCCGAACAAATCTGCCTACTGGTACGCCTTGCCTTGCTGTCGCAGCCGGTGCGCTCCCGTCTGTGGCGGCTGGTGTACGGCTACGACCGGGGCGTCTTCAAACTCGACCACAGCCCGCTCGATTGCGACCTGCTCGATGACGATTCCGGCATCCGTATCGGTCGCAGCGAGCTTCCCTGCCTGCCGCCGGGCAGCGACCCGAAAATCTCTTTTCGTAATCGCCACGCCAGCCACGCGGTGCGCGAAGAAAGCGAAGCATGGGCGGTGGTCATCATCACCGTTGCCAGCCATGTGGTCAGCCGCGAAAGCCATGTCCTCTATCTCGACGACCTGCCGCTGCCGTTTGAAATCTATACTGCCCTGTCTGCGGCGGGCAATCCGCGCGGTGTCGCCGTCTATTACGGCCAAGTATGGGCCAACCAGCCGTGGCCGCGCAGTAACTGGACGAACACCAACGCCATCATCACCAACTGCAAGGAACCCGACTAATGGCCATCCTCACTACCAGCGGGCGGGTTGCGCTCGCCATCGCCATCAAAGCCACCCCCCTGCATCTTGCCTGGGGTCGCGGCTTACCCGCATGGGATACCGACACCCCGCGCGAACCGCGCAGCGCGCTGGCGCTGACCGACGAAATCGCCCGGCGCAAAGTAAACGTTGTCCAGTACTGCAAACCGCAAGACGACGGCGAAATCATCATGCTGGGCGCACGATTTGCCCGCAGTACCACCCCGACCGCCAACCTCTACCTGCGCACCGAGTTTGAGTTTAACGACGGCCTCGGCGAGACCATCCGTGAACTCGGCGTCTTCCTTGGCACCGAAATCCTGCCGAACCGCCCCGCCGGGCAAACCTACTTTTTACCCGCTGACCTACAAAACCCCGGCATGCTACTCGCCATCGACTACATCACCGCCATCAAGCGCGGCGTTGGCGCGCGCCAGACCTTTGATTTTGTCCTGACCTTTTGACCGCCATGCCTAATACAAACATCAATCTTGCCAACTACTACCGCCGCGACACCACGCGCGAAGAACTCATCCTCTACCGTGCCGGGCTGGGGCTGCAATCGCCCGAACTCAACGAAATGCAGGCCATCACCGGCGAAGTCATCCGCCGAATCGCCGACCGCCTCATCAGCGACGGCGCTATCCAATCCGGCGGCGCGGTCGTCATCAACGCCGACACCGGCGCCACCACCTGCGCGGCCGCTGAAATCTACCTGCGCGGCCGCGTGCGCGATGTTGCCGAGCGCAAACTCACCATCCCAACCACGGGGACGGTGGAAATCGGCGTTTGGCTGACCGAAACCGTCGTTACCGAACTCGAAGACCCCACCCTGCGCGACCCCTGCGAAGGCACGCGCAACTACGACGAGCCGGGCGCGGCACGCTTGCGCGTCAGCGCCGTTTGGGGATTGTCCACCGACGGTGGTACCGGCAATTTTTACCGCGTCTATGAGGTCGAGGACGGCCACCTCAAAATCAAAACGCCGCCGCCCGACCTCTCCGGTTTCGCCGCTGCCCTTGCCCGTTATGACCGCGACAACAACGGCGGACATTACGTCATCAATGGCCTGCGACTGGTATGGGTGGAGAGCAACGACACGGAAGAAACCTACTCGCTGCAAGAAGGCAAGGCGCATGTCTATGGCCATGAAATCGAGCTGGCCACCGCGCTGCGCCTGCGCTACCCCTTTGACCCCGACTTGCAACTCATCCAAACCGAGCCGCACCAGTACCGCGACAACGGCACGGGCAAAATGCGCATCGACGTTGACCGCGCCCCCATCCATGACGTGCGCAAGCTGTCCATCCACCGCGAGAAAACGGCAACCGTGCTGCATGGCAGCTATTCCGGCGTCGCTGATGCCCTACCTGACCCGGCCGTTATCGAAATCGTCAAAGTGCAACAGGGCGGCACCACCTACAAACAAACCAAAGATTACGTCCTCAACGCTGGACAAATCGACTGGTCGCCCGCTGGCGCCGAGCCAGCGCCGGGGAGCAGCTACAGCGTTACCTACCGCCACATCGTGCAGGTTGAGCCGATTGACCTCGACGAGCGCGGTTTTACCGTCGAAAACGCCGTCCCCGGTTCATTGGTGCAAGTCGATTACCAAACGCGGCTGCCGCGTACCGACACCCTCACTCTTGACCGCAAGGGAAACCTGACCCGCATCAAGGGGATGCCGCGCCGTGTGAACCCGAAAGCACCCCCGGCAACCACTGGCCAGCTAGAGCTGGCGCAGATGCACCACACCTGGTTCAAGGATGCGCCGACCCGCGTGCGCATCACCGCCATCGTCGCCGTCAGCATGGGGACGTTGCAGGATATGCGCAGCGATATTTTCGACCTCTACGACCTTGTCGCCTCGCTCAAACTGCAAACCAAAGCCATTGGCAGCGCCCCGGCGGCGACGCGCGGCGTCTTTGTTGACCCCTTCCTTGATGACGCCATGCGCGACCTCGGCCAAAGCCAAACGGCGGCAATTGTGGACGGCGAGCTGATGCTCCCCATCCGTGCCGACGTCGCGCCGTTGTCCGATGCCACCGCGCCGCTCACCCTGCCATTCCGCAAGGTGGTACTGGTCGAGCAAACCGCGCGCACCGGGCATATGCGGATTAACCCGTATTCCGCCTTTGACCCGATTCCGGCGACCGTCACCCTGACGCCGCCCGTCGATTACTGGACGCAGACCGAGACCGTCAATGGTGCAGACGTTACCCGCATCATGGGCGGCGGCAATGCGACGCGCACCAGCGAAAGCATTGAGCGGCGCACCGTCGGCACGCGCAAGGCCGAACACCTGCGCCCCATCAGCATCACCTTCCGCGCCGAAGGATTCCGCCCGGACGAAGAAATTCGCCGGGTCATCTTTGACGGCATCGAACTGGCCGTGGAGGCGGCATAACCATGACTATCCATGCAGACCACAGCGGCATCGCCCGTGGCAAATTCACCATCCCGGCCAACATTCCGGCAGGCGTCAAAAGCGTCGAAATCATCGGCGAGCGCGGCAGCCGTGGCCTCGCCCAATTTACCGGGCGCGGCGAGATTACGCTGGAGGAACGCCGCCGCGTCATCACCGTAACCCGTTACGACCCGCTGGCACAGACCATAACACTCCTCACCGAAGGGCGGCACATCGCCGCCGTCGGCCTGTGGTTTGAGGACATTGGCGACAAGCCCGTTACCGTGCAAATCCGCGAGACCGCCACCGGCCTGCCGACCGGCGCGGTACTGGCCGAAGCGCGTATCACCGCCGCGCAAATCAGGGGCAACGGCGAAGAAACCGTCATCGATTTTGCCACGCCCCTCTACATCGAGGCGCTACAAGAATTTGCGGTGGTCATCCTCACCGATGACAACAAGCACAGCCTCGCCATTGCCGAAGTCGGCCAGTACGACCGCCGCGCGCAGCGCTACGTTACCGAGCAGGGCTACAGCGTCGGCGTGCTGCTGTCATCGTCCAACGCCTCAACATGGACACCGCACAACAACGCCGACCTCGCTTTCCGCCTCTACGCCGCCGAGTTCACCGCGACCGAACACACCACCGAGCTGAAAACGCAAACGGCGCACAACACTTCCGACCTCTACCTGATGGCCGATGTTGAGCGCCCCGGCGTCGAAACTGACGTCAACTTTACCTTCACCGCCGACGAACGCCGCTACACACTGCAAGACAAGCAGACCGGCCGCCTTGACGTGCGCACCGACGGCGACATGACCGCCAAAGTTACCCTGCGCGGCAGCAAAACCCGCTCGCCGGTGCTGTACCCCGGCGCATTGCTGGCGCTGGGCGACCTGCAAGAGACGGCGACCTACATCAGCCGCGCCGTGGTTGCGGGCAGCGGGCAGGCCATCGTTACATTGGAAAGCAACACCCCCAGCGGCAGCGCGCTTACCGTGGAAATCGAAATTGACGGCAGTTGGAAATCCTGCACCCCGGAAAACGGCGAGCCGCTCGGCGACGGCTGGGTGCGCAACGAGTACAAGCAGGCGATTAGCGGCGGCGACACCGTGCGTTGCCGCATCACCCTGTCCGGCAACATCAGCGCCCGCCCGCGCGCCCGCGCGCTGCGCATGGTTACAACCTAAGGAGCAACAACATGGCCAACGACCAAACCGCCCACTACAAATTCCCGCTGCCGCACGCGGAAAACCTGCTTTCCGAAGACGTTGACCGCCTGCGCGAAAGCCTGACGGCGGCAGACCGCGCCATATACGAGGCAGCACAAGAGGCGGGAAAAGCCACCGCCGCCGAGGCGAAAGCCCGCGCTGCCGAAAAAGAAAAAACCGACGCGCAACTGAAAAAACTGCGCACCCTCGCCCTTGCCGGACTGTAAAACCATGATGACCCCCGAACAGAAAGCGGCGATTGCCGCCCAGCTCGGCGCAGACTTGAGCAAGCTGGACAACGACCAGCTCATTGAGCTTTGCGTCCTCTACCGCGCGCAGCCGTCGGCGCATGACACCTTCCCCGCTGCGCTCTCTACCGAAATAGACCGCCGTTTTACCCCTGACGTCATCAAATCGGCGGGCGTCTTTTACGGCGTGCTGCAACACTTCGCCAACCAGTTTCAAAGCGCTATCCCGCGCTTCCATCTCGTGTTGCTCGAAATGGCCGGAACGGTGAACCGCGACATCTGGTTTACCGACCACGAAGCGCTATTCCGCGCGGCGATTGACAACGAGGAGGTCGCGGCGTGGCTGGTCGCCAAAGCGCAACAGGACATCCTCAACAAATGCCTGCGCAACCGCCTCGCCCTCGGCTACATCGCGCAAAGCCAAACCACCACGACGGCCGTCCTCGGCGAAGAAACCGCCTGCGCCTTGTGGAAGGACGCGCCCGATCTCTGGCAAGTGTGGCCACAACATCGCACCGGCATGGCGGTTGTCGCCAAATCGGCGGAACTCACGCAATACATCCTCGACACAGCCGTGGCGCTCGCCGCCGTCATCAGAGCGGATGCAGCCATGCAAGAGATTGCCGCTGCGCCAACCGCGATGCGCGTCGTGGTCGCATCCCAAACAGGGATGACGGCGGTGGCCGGTAGTGAGGTTGCCATGCGCGCCGTCGCTGCGAGCGAGGTCGCCATGCGCGCCG